GAGCCAAAATCAATTGAGGAACTCCGCCAGATGGATGTTATAGCAAAGGGTGCCATAAAAGGACAGGGTAGTATAAACGCTGGTATTAGCTTATTAAAAGAATTTGATATATATGTTAGTGAGGAATCATTAAACATACAAAAAGAACAACAATCATATTTATATGATGAGCTAAAAGATGGTACCATAATCAATAAACCAAAAGCTAATCAAGCGGACCACCTAATGGATTCAATCAGATACTGCGTTTATTCAAGGTGGAGGCATAGAGTTGATTTTTTTGTTGTATAAAATAAGAAGTTATTATTTTGTATTTTTACATAAAATTTTATATTAATGGCATCATTCTTTAATAGGTTACGGTCTATAATAACCAGCAAATCCCAAAATACAAGCGAACAATACAACAGAGCAGTATATAATTGGCTCGGTAATACAATTATATGGAACTCTGAAAATGATGAAACTTACATAAATGACGGGTATAGAAAAAATGCAACCATCTATTCTTTAGTAAATATCATCACAAAAGCCGCTACTACTATACCATATCATGTCTATGAAAAGGTAAATGATAATAGCTATAAAAGATATAAAGCTCTACAAAGTGGTATAGCAGATCCTAATGTTATGCAGAAAGCTAATATGTTAAAAAAACATGCACTTGTTGAGTTAGAACATACAGAGCTGCATAAATTATTAGATAGACCAAATCCCGCTCAATCCTATGCATCTTGGATTACTGAATTAATTGCCTTTGGTAAGCTAACAGGCAACCGTTATATATATGGAATAGGACCAGAAACAGGAGAGAATATTAATAAATACACTGAACTATATGTGATGCCTAGCCAAGTTATAGAAATTAAATCAGGTGGTATGATGAAACCAGTGGAATCATATACATTACAATATAATGGAGCTTTTGATATTCCAGCTGAACAAATGTGCCATATTAAAGATTTTAACCCATTTTATGATGGAACGGGTTCCCATCTTTATGGTCAATCACCATTAAAAGCAGGTTTAAGATCTATGACAACTAATAACGAAGCTATTGAGAGCGGTGTTAAGTTCTTACAAAACCAAACAGCTAGAGGGATATTAATGAGTGAGGAGGGTGATTTAAATGAAGTTCAAGCACAACAATTAAAGGATAAATTTAGAAAAGATCATCAAGGAAGTAAAAAAGCAGGTGATATTATTATAACTCCTAAGAAATTATCTTGGGTTAATTTTGGATTAAATGCTAGTGATATGAGTTTAATTGAACAGTATAATGCATCAATTAAAGATTTATGTAATATATACAATGTACCAGTACAATTATTAAACAATACTGAAAGTTCTACATATAACAATATGAAAGAAGCAAAAAAGGCATTATATCAAAATTGTGTAATTCCTGAGCTTATTAAAATTCAAGATGAATTAAATAGGTGGCTGGCTCCAATGTATGGCGATAATATATGTATTGAATTTGATTTTAGTGTAATCCCAGAGCTACAAGAGGAAACGGAAAAAATTGTTGAACAAATGTCTAAGGCGTGGTGGCTAACACCTAACGAAAAAAGAGCAGCAATGAGTTATGATTTTGATGAGGATAGTGAAATATTAAATGAATATTACATCCCAGCTAATTTAATTCCAGCAAGTGGTGATATAGAAATGCCTGATATAAATGATATTAATGATATTCAAGTTAATGAGGATATTGAAGTTAATAAGGATGAAGTTAATGAGGTTGAAGTTGTTAATGAGGATAAAATAAATGAGTAATGCCAATACCAAAACCAGGAGAATCACAAAGGCACTTCGTTGCAAGGTGTGTAATAGATAATGAAGCTAGAACAGATTTTCCAGATGCTAACCAAAGAATTGCTTTTTGTTATTCCCAATATGAAAATAAAGATGAGAATTTTTTAGATACTAAAACTTTTAAAATATCTAAAAAGTTTGGGGATGCTTGGCGAAATGCAAATGAAAAACAAAGGTTAATAACCGAAAGGCGAAACACTAAAAGATTTACAAAATTTTATCAAAAACAATATAATTTAGCAGTAGATAATAAATTAACATATAATGATATTAAATATGAAAATTTATTTAAATATAATGATTTAAGAAAATTATATGATGAGCTATATTTAGATACATCAATGCATTTTGCTAAATGGTATGCTAGAACTTTTGATCTTTATATAACTAAAGGAATTAACCCAAAACAATTTTTAAATCAATGGCAATTAGCGATTATAGGATATGCCCAAACTAATACAGCTCTAAATATTACAGGCGTTGCAAATACTGGCAGGAAAACAGCAATTAAATTAATTCAAAGAATGTTTGCCGATCCTGACTTTATGATTTTAGGAGCTGAGGCAAAAGCAAGGATATTAAGAAAACAATTTAGAAAATATTCTAAATATCAAGCCATGAGAGTAGTGAGAACAGAATCCACAAGAGCCGCAAATTTTGGAATTGAACAAAGTGCGCAAAGTGTATTTGCAGGGAAAGATTTAATTAAAAGATGGTCGGCGGCAATAGATGGGAGAGAGAGGGAATGGCATAATAGAGCCAATAATCAAGAGGTGCCACAAAAAGAATATTTTGTTGTAGGTGGTGAATATATAAAGCGACCTGGAGAGGGATCCGCTAGGAATGTTATTAATTGTAGATGTTCCGCTGTCTATTTACCAGTTAAAGATGCACAAACTATTAACGAACTAGAGGGAATGAATTTTGGTTTAGCTGGTAGCACTGTAATGGATTCAATTGCAGTTACTAATGTTATGAGAGATATAAATAGAATTTCAAGTACTGTTGCTGCTGAAACTGTTGCAACAGAGTTAACACAAAAGGAATTAATGCGACCATCTAATTGGGATGATTTTGTAAAAGGCAAAAAAATTAATGATGATTATTTAGAACTTTTAAAAACACAAGTATCATTAACTAAAGTAACTGGCGGATCATCACAAAGAGGTTTAACTATTAGAATAAATAGTAAAAGATATAAGAATAATATTGAGGATATTTTAGCGCATGAAATTGGACATGCTATTCATACACAAAGGGGGTGGCTAACTCAGTATAGTGCAAATCCATTAATTGAAAAATTATATTTAAAACATAGGGAGTTTTTTGGTATGAATTTAAGAGGTGCAAAAAGAATTGCACATCAAAAAAAATTCAGAAACAGATTTGGTTCAATTAATGGAAAGTTTAGATCTAAAGAAGCATATGATAAATACATAAAAGCAAAAAATAAAACCAGAAAAAAGTTTCCAAATATGTCTGATGCTGAATTTAATGAAAAATATTTAGCTATGGCTGATTATATTGGTGCTATTACAAAAAATAATATTGCCTTTGGTCATTCTACTGCTTATTATAAAACTAGTAAATGGCAAATGTTTGAAATGTTTGCTCATATAATGGAGAATAAATATGCAACAAATAATGTTTTTAAATTATTATATCCAAAATTATATAAACAAGGTATCGACATGTTAGATGAATTAATAAAACTTAACCCATGATATTAGATGAATTAATAAAAGATTATATTGATAATTACCCAAAAAATGGTTTTCCTATGGAATTAATATTTGCATTAGGCGAGGATAAAGCAATTGAAGTGTTAAAATTAAGAGAAGGTAGGGAAATTAAATGGATAACCGCAGGTGATAACACTAGGGATGGCGGTGAATATATATATATTTAATTTTTAGTAATTTTGTAAAAAAGTATAATTATGGATTTTATATATAAATCGACTCCAATTGGGGATCAGGTTATGGACTATGACGAAAAAAATAATATTGTAAAAGGTTACGGATCTTATTTTGATAATAAGGACAGCGACCAAGATATTATCCGAAAGGGAGCATATCAAAAAACAATTAAAGAAAATGGCTCTAGGGTTAAATATTTATATCAACATGATATGATGCAACCTATTGGAAAAATGAAGGAGCTATATGAGGATGAAAAAGGATTGGTATTTGTTGCTGAAATTCCTAAAACTCAACTTGGTAATGATGTAATTGAGCTAATGAAAGCGGGAGTAATTACAGAAAACAGTGTTGGTATTATGCCAATTATAAAAGAACAAAAAAGCGATTATAGGGAACTAAAAGAGGTTAAACTATATGAAATAAGCGCAGTAACATTGGCGGCAAACGATCAAGCAAAAATCTTAGACGTTAAGTCAATGGCTAACATAGAAAAGGTTTACAAAAGATATGATAATATTTGTAAGCTACTTAGAAAAGGTAAAATCTCAGATGATATGGGATATGCCTTAGAATCAGAAATATTAAAACTAAAAACATACTTCATTAATGCCACACAGCCGATTGAACAAATCACTGAGCCGACAAGTAAGATGTCAGAAGTTGATATTTATAAATACTTAATTAACAAACTTTAAAAAAATTCTATTAAAATGGATGAAAATGTAAAAAATCAGCTTGACCAATTAGGCGATATTATAGA